CCGTCACGATGGAGGAGGAGGACGAGTGAGCGAACCAACACCGAGAGAGTTTGTAACTGGATCACCTCAAGCAATAGCACGAAGAAACCTAACTGAAGATACCTGCCGGAAGTGGGGGTATTGGATGGGCAGCGTGAACGGACAGCCTGTACAGATAGCTAACTATAAAACAAGAGACGGTAAGACATGTGCTCAGAAGCTACGGTTTGCTGACAAGTCATTCGCTGTGCGAGGAGAGCTGATTGGATTATATGGTCAGCACCTGTGGCGAGACGGAGGCAGACGAGTTGTTGTTACTGAGGGTGAGGTAGATGCATTGAGTGTCAGCCAAGCTTTTGATAACAAGTGGGCAGTAGTCAGTGTACCTAACGGAGCAGGAGCAGCTAAGAAGTTTGTTGCTCAAGCTATCGATTGGTTAGACAGATACGATCAAGTGGTGTTCTGCTTTGACATGGATGATGTCGGACGAAAGGGAGCAGCTGAATGTGCAGCACTCTTAACACCTGGCAAAGCTTACATCGCAGAGCTACCACTGAAGGATGCGAACGACATGCTAGTTGCTAACAGAAGTAAAGAGTTAGTGAACTGTTTGTTCGACGCTCGTGAGTACAGACCAGACGGCATCGTAAACGGTAAGGAACTCTGGGATGTTATCTCTCATAAGGAGGAACACAAAAGCAAACCTTATCCGTTTATCGGACTGAACCACATAACACACGGGATGAGACTAGGAGAACTAGTTACTGTTACTGCTGGTAGTGGTATCGGTAAGAGTCTGTTCTGTCGTGAGATCGCACACCATCTATTAGGACTAGGTGAGACTGTTGGTTACATAGCTCTTGAAGAATCTGTCAGGCGTACAGCACTAGGTATCATGGGTATTCACATGAACAAACCACTACACCTAGATGATGATATGTTAGATGAAAAGGAACTGAAACCTGCGTTCGATAGGACAGTGGGTAACGGTAAGTTCTACACCTACGATCACTTCGGGAGTATGGAGAGTGACAATCTTCTGTCCAAAATAAGGTACTTAATTAAGGGCTTCGATTGTAAATGGATATTCCTAGACCACCTATCGATTGTTGTTAGTGGTATCCAAGGAGACGATGAACGCAGACTGATCGATAATACAATGACCAAGCTACGATCTCTAGTAGAAGAGACAGGGTGTGGTATGGTATTGGTCAGTCATCTAAAGCGTGTGGATACAGGACATGAAGAGGGTGGACGAGTAAGTCTGCATCACCTCCGAGGGTCACAAGCAATCGCACAGTTAAGTGACATGGTTATCGGACTAGAACGCAACCAACAAAGCGACAGACTATCCAACGAAACAAAAGTAAGAGTACTGAAGAATCGATTCAGCGGTGAGACCGGACACTGTAGTACATTGTATTACAACATAGACACAGGTAGGTGCACCGAGGAAGAGAGAGCTAGTACCTTTAATGAAGAAACAAATAATGAACCATTCTAAAAACTATGAGAACACTATTCTTTGATATAGAAACTAACGGTCTTGAAGACTTTACTACGCTAACGGACTTACACACTGTACACTGCTTAAGCTTATACGATGCCATGATACCTAAGCTAGGTACTTTCGCAGGGGATAGTATGCACCGTGGTATTACAGCACTAAAAGGAGCAGACCGTATCGTCGGACATAATGTTATTAAGTTTGATATACCTGCACTGAAGAAAGTAGTTGATCCGAGTTTTTCTCCACCTCTTGTTAAAGTTATAGATACAATGGTAATGAGTCGTTGTATCTTTCCTAACTTAAGGGACATAGATATAAAGAAGCGTACTGAATTAAGTAGACCTCACGCACAGAAGGCTTTGGAAATGGCTGAAGAGCAAGGACTGAATAAGGATCAAACGAAAAAATTCGTAGATGATTATGTATTTGAGAAGGTAGTTAAAAAGTTCAACGAAGACTTTGGTCCCGGTTCTCACTCTCTTAGGTCTTGGGGTTTACGATTAAACAATCTAACAAAGCTAACATACGGTGAGCAAGACGGTGCGTTCGATAGTTACAATGATGAGATGCGTAAGTATTGTGAGCGTGACTGCGTAGTTACACATATTCTATACAATTACTTACTTGAGCAAGAACCTAGTATTAAGATGTTAGAGTATGAACATTTGTTTGCTTTCATCATTAATCAACAGGAGAGACATGGCTTTGCTTTTAATATAAAGAAAGCTGAAGAGTTAGAACTTAAGTTAATGTCTGAGAGGGCTGAAGTAGCTGATGAGTTACAGTCTGTTTGTAAACCTGATAAAGTGGAGATGAAGACAGCATCGGGTTGGAGACTTGAGTTAGATGGTGAGGTGTTTGAAGCTGAGACTAAAGGTGAATTGCGTGAAAAACTCCGTGAAGCTGGGAAGGTATTGAAGCGTGTAGAAGATGCGATCAGATTAGAGAACAAGGTTAAGTACAAACCATTTAACCCTGGTAGTAGGAAGCAGATCATTAAACAGTTGAAGAAGTTAGGATACGAGTTACCTAAAGAACCTGACGCTACCACTCCTAAAGTTGATGAGGCAGCACTGCGTAAGGTTGACCATCCGATTGGAGAGAAGTTACTTAAGTATTTGTTAGTGCAGAAAAGATTGGGTGCACTGTCGGAAGGTAACAACGGATGGTTGAAGTTACAGAAGAATGGAAGGATACACGGTAGTGTTAATACTAACGGAGCTGTAACAGGTAGGTGTACACATAGTAATCCTAATGTTGCTCAAGTGCCTAGTTGTTCTGCTCCATACGGTGAAGAGTGTCGAGGATTGTTCGGTGCGGGTGAAGGATATAAGTTGGTTGGATGTGATGCTAGTGGTTTAGAGTTAAGAATGTTAGCTCACTATCTAGCTAATTATGATGGAGGTGAGTACGCTCGGTATCTGTTGGAGGATGACATACATACTGTTAATCAGAAAGCAGCAGGTTTGGAAACAAGAGATCAAGCTAAGACATTCATCTATGCTCTACTCTACGGTGCTGGTCCCGAACTTATGGGTAATATAGTAGGAGGTGGGATAAAGGAAGGTATACATATGCAGCGTAAGTTTATGAATAACATGCCAGCACTTCGTAAGTTAAAAGAAGCTATCGATTATAAGGTTAACAAGGGAGGTATACTAAAAGGACTAGACGGTAGGTTACTACCAATACGCAGTAGCCACGCAGCACTGAACATGTTACTTCAATCTGCCGGAGCCGTGTGTATGAAGGTAGCTTTGATACGGTTATTCCACGCACTAGGTAAACATAAGTGGCAGCACGGTAGAGAGTACGCATTTGTTGCTAACATACACGACGAGTTCCAAGCAGAAGTAGCACCAGATAAAGCAGAAGACTTCGGTAAGTTAGCAGTGGAAGCTATTCGTGTAGCTGGTAAAGAACTGAAGCTGAATGTACAGTTGGATGGTGAGTACAAAGTAGGTGACAGCTGGGCGGAGACGCACTAAGAGATGGACGAGATACAATACGACAGCTACACTACCCTTGCATACCTCTATGATACACAAGACCTTACCATGCCATCATCAAAAGCACAACGCATAGGAGCAATAGGAGAGGCTCGATTCATCGCTGAATGTTTAGAGCGGGACTTTGAACCACACACACCAACGACTCCTATGCCTTGGGACTTCATTGTAACTTGTCCGGCTGGTGATCTAAAGGTACAAGTAAAGAGTACATCTTGTAACACCCAGAATGGTTATGTAGTTAATACAGGATGCGGGCGAATAAGTAAGGATTATATACCAGACAGTGTTGATGTGGTAGCAGCATACTTAGCACCTATTAATGAGTGGTGGATGATACCGCAATCAGTTGTTACATCGTTAACAATCAAGCTGTACCCTGAGAACATAAGCAAAAGCAAATACAAGAAATATCAAAACAATTGGAGCATATTCTATGAGTAAAACTACACTACTAATCGACGCAGATGTTCTCGCTTTCGAGGCAGCTGTTGTCGCAGAAGAACCAATACAATGGAAGGAAGAACTGTGGACTGTACACGCAGACATGGCATTAGCTAAAGCTCGTGTTATCAATCGTATAGAAGAGTTCA